TACTTCTTGCCATCATAGTATTTATAACATCTTCCACTATTGGGTCTTTCTTTATATCATTGTGAGAATAAGTTGAATCAGCAGTCCATCTATCTTCGTTCATTTCAAACCATTTTTTTATACTATCGCTCATTTCTTTCTTTATATGTTTTTACTATCATTGCTTCTAACATTCTCAAAACACCGTAACCAAGTAATATTTTAAAGACCAACATTTAATTTAGTTCTTAATTTATCAACTTCTGTTCTTAAACGTGCTACTTCTTGTTCAGAGCTTCTTGCTCTTTCTACTGCACGTATTTTATCACTACGGTATTCACTTAATGATTGTTCGTATAATCTTTCATTGGTTATTAAAGTGTGTACATAAAAACCAACATCTTGCCAAGAAAAATACATATCATTTAATGATTCGCTTTTTGGCTTAGCTTTTCTTGCTTTTATTATATATTCACCAACTAAATTAAAATTAGCGTAATATTCTCCTTCCTTTAAATTGTTTAACTTTCTATTCATATTCTTTATATAATCTCTTTAATTTTGCATATACTCCATTAGTAAAGCAACTACTACATCCTGTCATTTCTTTTTTATCATTAAAAACTCTATTATAAATAGCTAGTAATTCACTTTGCATAACTCCGTTTATTGTTGCAGGATTAGCTTCAAAAAATTCATATAAGTAAATATACTCATTTTCCGATAAACAATTTGGTTTATAATAAGGAAACAAATGATTTAGTTTATCTTTTCTATCATCACAACCACAATCTTCTCCAGCTAAAAATTTTACAGCTTTTTTAATACCAGTTGCCTTTGTTATTTTTTCTACTGTATCACCTAAACCTTTTGAATCTTCATTAAATTTTTTTTTCCATTCTTTGTAAGCCTTAGATCTTTTATCACCTTTAAATTCTTCCATTTTTTTTAGTTTATTGATTCATAATTATTATCTTTATAGTTATCCCAATCATCTTGGTATTCTTTTTTGATTCTAGTTTTCATGTTTTTTAAACTATTAAATATAGAAACCCAGCTTATTTTAGTTTCTGCTGCAATTCCTCTTATACTTAAACCACTATCTCTATAAATCTTAAAAAGTTTTCTATTATACCAATCCCAATTTTCAATTTCTGCATCTATTAAATTACATATTTTATTAAAAGCTATTTGCTCATCCATTTTATTATTGTCTGGAATTTGGATATAAAATTTATCATTGTTAATACTAACTTTATTAATTTTTTTCTTAGAATTATAATATTGAAAATAAACACTCCTAAGAGTAAAAAATATATAACCTCTACTGACAACTCCATTTTTAATTATTTTATCTTCTGAACTATATTTGTAAATTACTAAATACATTTCTTGAACGATATCTTCATAGTAATGTTTTTCACCAAAACTTTTTACTATTTTAATCCATTCATTATGCTGCTCTGCTACCTTACTGAGCCATTTTGATTTTTTATCCATATAACTGTGATGCTAATTATACCAATGCAACATTGCAAGGTAATCTCTTCTAAATCCTCATATTCATCTTTGCTATATAATGCACCAACCATAAATCCATAAATAGGACTTAATAATATAGTAGCACTTTTTATTTGTCCAATTATTAGAATTGTAAATGTTATTATAAGTAAAATTATAAAAATTGTCAAAATATTAATTTTTCTTTAGGTTGTTTTGATAAAATGTCTTTTTGCATAAACTCAAATCCAGTATTATTGATTTTCATTTTTAATCTAATAGGTTCTTCGTGTGGTGTTGGACGACCACCTGTCTCGTTTTCTTTTACTTTTAAAATATATAAATTAGAATACATCCACTCCGTAGGATGACTTGTGTATCTATGTATGCATATAACATCATCTGCTCTATTTCCCCATTTACCACCACCTTCTACATCAGCCATAGATAAAGGTTTAGATAAATTACCATATTCATGATTTGCTGGATGTGTTCTTCTTAACGCTTCTGTTACACCGTGTGCATTTAAAAATATAGTTATATTATTAGTTTTAGAAAACATTCTAAACTCGCTAGCAACTTGATAATCATACTCGTGACCACCAACAGCTTTTAACAATGTGTAATCTTTTGCTAAACTATTATAAGGGTCTACTAACAAACCGTGATAATCCCATGCATCTTTTATTGATTGTGATTCTTTAATTAATTGCTTATAAGTATAAAGATCTTCTACATCAATAATTTTAAAATGTTTATCACACCAACTAACTGCATCTTCTATTTGACTATCAGAAGCTTCTTGAATTGGTTTTCCCATTTTAAATTCAATTATTTTTCTAACAATACTTTGTGGAGTATTTTCACTTGACCATATTAAAAACCTTAATTTATGCTTTATTGCCCAAACAACAAATAAATAACATATAACAGTTGTTTTACCTGTGTTTGCATGTCCTATTAAAAGATTAAAATTACCTTGTTTAAAACGTAAATACTCATCTATTCCTTGTACTCCAATACCAAGACCTTCTTTAACTCTTCCATACTTTACATCTAATATTTTTTCCTTAATTGCTTTGCTTTGCGCTATCATATTGATTGTGTTGTTTTATTGTATTTTTTTTCTACTGCTAATGAGTTTTCATCTAATTTTGGAACGTAATAACCTACAATTGGATTTACTTTATAATTCCAAAAATCATCAGGCATTTCTCCTTCTGTTATTCTTTTCATAAATATATAAAAAAAAGGGGAGTATTTTCGTTTCTTTTACATTTTAAGTAATGCAATAGGTTCTCGACAATATCCCCTTTTAAATTAAAAATCTAAATCTACTTCTGTTTCTCTGGCAGGTTGTTGATCCTGGCTAGTAACTTCACTATCAGTTTTAACTATTTTCCAACCGTTTATTGAATTAAAATACTTTGTTTCTCCTTGTGGATTTACCCACTCTCTACCACGTAAATTAATACCAATACTAACAAAATCATTTTCTGCAAATTGGCTTAAATAATCAATAGAATCATTTACAAATTCAACACAAATAACTTGTGGCCAATCTGAAGATCTATCAGTTTCTAAAATTAAATTAGCTTTTTTCATTCTATCAGTAATTTGTACTGCTTTTTCTATTTTCTTAATATAACCTGTAATTTCCATTTTTATTTATTTAATAATTGTTCAACTTCTTTTTCTATTTTGTATTTACTTTTAATATTATCTAAACTACCACCATCTGCAATATACTGTTTAGCTTTTGTAAAGGCTTCTGAATTTTTTGATAATGTTGGTTTATCAACTTTTAAGTTTGAATTTACCTTATTTAAACCTTTTCCACCAGCTATATTAGCATCATCATCTACAGCTTGTAAACCAAGAAGTGAAGCCAAAGTATATCTTCTATAATATGTAATAGCAGAACCTAGCTTTTGTGGGTCATTTATTTCGGGTAGTTTTAAAGCTGATATAACACCTCCTGTTCCATCTACACAAATTAATTTACTATAGACCATATCTTCTTCTATTGGTTGTAACAATAAAAGTCTATGTTTTTTTAATAAAGGCTGTAATTGTTTTATTAGTGAATTTATATCAAAGTATTTTGACTTGTAAAAAGGGTTTTTAGTGTCTTTACTAACAGTACCTATTTCCTGTTGTAATTCGAAAAGTTTTAAATTAATTGTTTTGTCTTTGCTCATTGTTTTTTGTTATTAAAATTAATTGTTTTTTAGCTAATTCTAGCTCATACTCTAGTTCTAATACTTTTCCGTAGAGTTCTGGTTTAGTAAATTTATCCATATTATTTTGATTTTATACAAATATAAACAATTTTTGAATACAACGCAAAAAAAAAGGGTAAGAATTAAATCCTACCCTAATTTCAAAACAAAACAAAGGATCAAAGAAATGTTTTTAATTTTTTACTATAGTAATCTATCATGTCTAAAATATCTTGTGTAGAATATTTAATAATGTTTTTACTTAACAAATATAACTCATCTGAAAGATCTTCTCCTAGTTTTTTTGAAAATTTATATTGTTCTCCATATCTATATACATTACAAGCTACACATTGTGGTTTTACATTACGTTCATCCCAACGTATAGAGTAATGTTTTCTACTCATAAAATGGCCTGCTTGGATTTCTTTCCAAAAGAACGTCTTATCGCAAGTAATACAAGTACAATTTCCATTGTTGTCCGCATTAGATAATCTTATATATTGGCTAAATACCGTATCTAGTTTTTTAACTAGTTTACTTCTTGTAGGTTTTTTAGCTTTTTTAGGCATTATTAATCAAGATGATTTAACAAAAGTTTACCGTCGGTTTCGTTAATTCCTTTTATTTGTTTATATAAATGCTTACTATCAGATTTAACTTTATTTTTTTCAGCTTTAGTAGAATCAACACCTAAATTTGTATATTGAATTGCATCTAATTCTAATATAGTATCTGTTCTTTCTTTTACTGATAATTGAAAATCTTTAGCAATCTTTTCTGCTAGTTTTCTTATAGTTAAATCTTCTGACATATTTAATATATTTTAAAAATTAATAAACCACTAACCCACCAAAATTACAACCTTTTTTTTTAAGTTGTAAACTTTATTACAATAAACATATTAACAATTTTTATTTATGTTTACTATTTCCAAATACTTTTTCTACTCCTCTTGAACCAAAATATCCTCCTATTACTATAGATAGCAATCCAGTTATAGAGTCTAATGGATAATTTAAGTACCAACCAATAACATAACTTATTGTTAAAAAAATTAAAGTCAAAGGCCTAACATTAGATGCTAACCAACTACCTGATCTTGCATCTGCTACCCATCTACGAGTTGTTCCATCAATTTCAGCACGTTCTAGGTCAAGTTTTTTCAATGCAACTTGTTTATCATCATCGCTCATTTCTGAACCTCCTATAATTGCTTGAATTACATTTCCCGCTAATGTATCACCTGCTACAGCTCCTACAATATCAGGTATTTTCTCTAATAAAAACTGACCTACTTTGGTATCTTTAAATTTTTTTTTGTCTTCCATAGCGTACTTCCTACGGTATTAGTATGTCCAAACAGAGTTTTGCTTAGAGTCATCTGTGTCACAATGAATAAAGGTTTTTGCGACTCCAATTCTACTAAATCCTGCTTCAATAAGTGCAGATAGTATAACATATCTTTCGTGTCCATTTGACACTGCAATATCTGCTGCGACTCCAATAAGGTGTGATGAGTTTGGTACTCCACCAACTTTGGTATTATGTTCTTTTGTTCTATAACCACTTGTAATCTTGAATGAGATTCCTGCAATGTCTCTTGCGTGGTCAAGTTTATGAAGAAAGTTAATATCCATATTCTTACCTGAATCAGGAAGAGAAGGACAGTCAAATTCCGATAAAGAAAAATGATTAAGGTTCATACAAACAAAGCTAATAAAAACATAAGTATAAAGAAAGATACAAATATGACTTTCATTTTATCAAAACTTTCTCCGTTCCAATTAGTGA